TTCTAAAAATCAACCAACTTTAATATCTCATTCATAAGGTGTCCAATTGTCTATCCCGGCTTCTGTTCAAGAGTTGTGAGCGGTTTTACACACAGCAACAGTTAGTAGATTTGGATGTATTACCCAATCTCACACACTATAATTTTTATTAGCTTCCCGTTCTGCTATTCAGCTATTTAATGCCGTTCTATAATTAGAATAAGCTGTATCTTTATTAGGTATATTAAAAACCGTATTATATCATATTCCAAAAATATTTATATATCATTTACCTACCACCTCTATATTACAACTATAATAATTTCAACCAGCTGTAATATTGTCACTATCTTGTCATCATTCTAATAAAAAAGAGGAATTATACGCCAGTCCTCACTGTATACTTACTTTTAAACTATGAGTATAATTGGTGTCTGTGCTGTATACTTTGTTACTACAATCATATTGAAAATTATAACTAACCAATCAAATAGACATAGCACTCGTTAATCAACTTGCATTTGTAGCTTCGAAATCACAGCATTTAAAAACACATATACCATTACTATTTAATCAATCATAAGCATTTCATCAATTTTGTCCTATAAAAAACTTTACTCAGCAATTAAACACACTAAACCTTGAATAATAAGAACTATTATTATACACTCATTTTGCCTCAAATAACCCAAAATATGACAACATATTTGCATTATAATTAACAACAAAATTTATATCTCTAACATCTCCAAAAACAGAACCACTACCTGCTGTTGTAGCAATTAATTGAATCGCTCAATTATTTCTAGTTGTTTTATTAAAAGTAACATTAACACCCTTTCTACTTTCTCAATGTATTATTAAATTATGATTGGTTACCGTTATATTAGAGTTAAGCACATAATTACCATTTTTTACAAATATTTTATAATTTCAAGCACTTATAGCTTCATCTATATTAGTATAATCCCCACTTCAATCCTCTGCAACTACACAATCATAAGTACTACCCCCTCCTCATCATCAACCACTCCTTACACCTAACTCTACTAACCCACTACTTATACAACTTCATATTTGCACCTTTATAGTTCACTCCGTAGTCCCTAAACTACCATCATCTTTCATATATATTTTGTCCCCTAAATTAGTGTTCTCTATCTCTACCATACCAACAGTTACCCCTACAAACTCCTCCCCAGCATTTGCACCATATGGAGCATACCCTGTATAGTCAGCTAAATACTCTGTTGTCGAATTCGCTTGTATCGCTCATTCTGTTATAAAATTTTCGCTACTAACATATCATTTCTTACCACTCACTATACTCCAACTTGTTCCATCATGTATCCTTGTCTTCCATATCCCAGTATCAGCAGTCACTACTCATACTTGATAATAGTTCGATGCTGAAATAGACCCACTCCTTTTCAATACAACCGCTATCCTCTGTCCAATAGTCATATTAGACAATCATTCCAAAGTTATTGTCTGTAATGTTAAAGTTCAATCTAATGCTGTCGGTGTAAATGTAGCAAAAGAATTTGTATCTATCTGTGTCCCAGTAGCATTCCCATTTTCATCTACTGTCTCTAATGTTAGTTCCACCGTATCAGATGGGCTAGATACTCAACATACATAGAAACTCAATGTTTCCACACTCTCTCATACCGCAATAGTATCTAATTGCACCTTTTCAGTATTAGCAGTATTACCAAACGATACCGCCTCCATAGTAGCAGAACTATGGTCTAATATCTTTTCCATCTTAAACATACTCTTAGGTAGAATACTCTCTCAAGCAAAAAATCTCTCTTGGAGATTAGCTACCTCCACAGCACCTCATAAATCTTCCCAACTAGGAGCTAACTCTGTTCAATTAGATTTCAGAAATTTATTCAAAGAACTATTATCTATCGCTATATTAAACTCTATTCCATTCTTGTCATAATATTTAATAGTATTCGGTTTTCCCCTAGTTAGTATAACAGGTCTTTTATCAACAGCATTCTGTCGATCTCAACCAGTAATCTCCCATAACGGTATATAGTTTGTGTGTGTAGGATAATCTTGTTCAGATTTTATCGCTCACACATTCAAGTTTAATCATTGTGTTAATTCATCTGTAATAGTAGTGCTATCGTTAATAAACATCTCTGGTATTTCTATAAACACTTTTTTATCTCAAGACAAATTAAGTGTCTCTGTAGCCGTAGACTCAAATAACACTAATATCTCGTTTCAAGCAAAAGGTCATGTAGTTCTTTTACATCTTATTATAGCCTTACCACTACTTATTGTTCCATTCCCTAACTTAAATTCAGCTTTAGTATTTAAGTTTTGAAACAATACTCATACTTGATACATCTCGTAGTTATGTATCCAAGTATGATGAAAATCTTTATTAAATCATTTTGCATCGGAATTTAGAAAAGCTGTCCTTTGTGCCATAGCATTTAATAATCATATAAAACTATTTTAGTTATATTCAAAACATCGAAAAAAGCAAACTATTTGTTTCTTATCTTATCAACCTTATCATTTATGTTCTTTATTAGACTACTCAAATCTCATACAACAGCAGAAGAGTTTCAAACCTCTACTACCTCATACTTCTTTCAAAACCTATAAGTGATAGTCTTCCTTAACACAAACACCTCTCAAACAAAATCCTCTATAGTCTTTAATCCCTCAACTTGTAGATTAACTTTATCTCATATATTTACATTATAGTTCATATTCTCATCTAATACCACCCCTATACTTCTTTTATCTACATTATTCCTATCTAATAACGAATTTGTCTTTTCTGTTAACTGCCCAGTCTGGAAATTATCTATTACTACTCAATAAGGATAATCCTCTAAATCATATACCATTAACTTTCAACCATCATTCCCTATCCCAATAGCAACATTTGCTCTATTCTCTGTTTGTGTTTCTATAACCTCTTTAACATTACTTGCATTCGTTCAATCAAAAAATAATTTAATTTCATTACTTCCCATAGTCTTATCTTCTCAAACCATAGTAGAGATTATAATTTTATTATCTTTAACGGTCCAATATCCTTGAACTTGGTCCGCCAATTCTTGTAAGATATTATAACATGTAGTCCCCAAATCGTATTCCATATCTATCGGAGTGCTATAGTCTACCTGATACACCCAGTTATCTCCTATCTCATTCCGATGATCCATCATCTTACTAACAACTATATTCATAGGTGTAGATACCTCGTTATATCAATACAAAGGTCATCTCCTTTGTAATAATCATTTTCAATCCCAACATACTACCTCCCCCACCTCATCTAATATTGTAGCAGTTTTTTTAATATCCTCTACATATCATTTAAATATTAACCTATCAGGATTACCTGCCTCATAAATCTCTACTTTATTATATTTTTGTAATTTGAATTCCCTTAATGTAAATTTAGCAATAGCAAAACTTCATAAATCATCAATAATCTCTACCTCTTGTTTAAGATATTGCTGATGTATCACAACATCAGACCAATAGTTACTATAAACTTTAATTAATACTATCATCTCAATAATCTATAAACTAAATAACATTCCAAGTATCATACCAACTAACAGTATAATTAACCTCATTCCCTCAATCATCAACTACAACAATATTATTCTCTCAAGGAGATAAATATATAGGTACTCAATACTCCCTTTTATACATTATATCTAATCATTCATCTGTAACGGTCCGCTTTCCTAACATAGAACTCAACATTAGGTTTGTAGTTGTCCCATTTATTTTAAACTCTTGTCCATTCTTAGTATTCTTAATCTTAGGATTGATTAACTCCCCTACACATTGGATAGAACATCATGCTCTAAAGTTTCAAAGATTGATACAATCAGAACTCCCTATAGTGTTCCCCCAACTATCTCCAAACGAGTTAGGAAACGATGTTCAACCAAATCATCATGACATAGAACTCACTATATTCAAATTCTTACCATATATCTCATTACTATTACTATATAGAGTAAAATCAAACTCTATCCTACTGTCATTCATCCCATTCGTTCATTTAGGTTTCTCATTAACTTTACACATACACCATCTATCTTCTCATTCATCTGTTTGAAACTCTAACTTTTTAAAAGGATCAACATGAACAAACGGCTCTATATAAATCTTATCATTCAACAACCTCCAAGCCTCCCCTCTTTTTTCTTTGGTTACACCAAAGATATATCAAGTAAATCCAAACAATCTACCGCTCTCTAATGTATTGGAAGCTATACTTCAATGGTCGTTTACATTATCTATGATATCTGTCCTTTGCCCCGTTATATGCTCTACATCAGTTAATGCTATATGTGTATTATACACATTACTAGCAGACAAATCTAATCCGTTATACTTATAATTTTTCCCTATCATTTTATTATAATATTAAACTAAAGTTTGATAGATAACCTAATTCTTCTAGCTATTGCATTCGCATCTAAATGACTAGCTAGATTAAATGATTGATTATTTACTATACTATTATTAGTAGTTGTTCTATTACCTACATTAACACCACTAGCAGTAAGCTTTAATTGTCCAATCTGTGCATATAATTTTCTTAATGCATCTTCTCACATTCAAGCTAACCTCTTATCAGTCAATTTTTCTATACTCTTAGCAAGAGTTTCTAATGTTTTTACTGCTTTCTGTTGTTCAGATACTAGGTTTTTCTGTTCCCCTATCTGTGCTTGTAAATACCCTTTATCATCAGCACTCATTCAAGATAGGTTTTTACTAGACTCTTTTAATCTAGCTATATCCTCCTCACTAAAGGAAATACCCAGTTTTCCAAACTCCTTTTGGAGTTTAGCAACATCTCAATAATACTTTGCTAATGCAACAAGTTTCTCATTTAATTGAGACTTATAATCCTCTAACTCTTGATTAAGAGTTGCCTTTTCAAGATTATATTTCTCCATTATAAGTGTTGCTTCAGTCTTCCTACTATGTATCAATGCATCTTGTATCTCTTGTGCAGTCAACAACTGTTTAATCTCTGCCTGTTCCGCTAACAACTTATCTCTTTCTGCTTTATACTCTGTAAGATTTCTTAACATCTCACTATATTTCTTTCAATCACTCTCTACAACCAATCAATCATACATCTCTACCATATCTAGCTCTGTTTGTTTGAAAGTTGCTAGGAGTTCTTGTTGCTCTGTGAGTTTATCTTCATAATCAGCTATCTCCTGCTCATAAGACTGTCTTTTCTCAGCTATCTCTCTTAAAATCTTTTCAGTCTCAGACTCTCCTACCATTCCCTCAGCTCTTTGTAATTGTTCTTCGTTTAAATGACTTCTTATCAATGCTTGTTCAGATAATAAATCATTTACCTCTTTTTCTAGCTCCATCTTTTTCTTTGCATCAGCATCTGTTAAGATATCGTATTGTAGATATACTTGGAGTTCATCGTTAAGTTTAATCACTTCTTCCGAAATTTTAGCAAATCTTTCTGATAGCTTATCTACCTTAGACTTACCTAAATCATCCATCTTCTCCCTAATTTTATCTATCTCTCTTACATAATCCTCTAAGTTTTTCTTAGTATCTTTTATAGACTCTTGTAATTCATCTCGTGTTTCTATAACTAATTGTCAATCTTCAGTTTGAACTTCTAACTGCACATTTAATTCCCCTATTTTTTTATTCAATTCTGTCAACGATTTTTCGATCGTAACATATCTTTTTCCTAAATCTTCTACCCTCTTAGACTCTAAGTCTGCTAATTTTTCATTTAATCATTTAATTTTTTCTAACAATTTTTCTATTTCTGAAGATGTCGATTCAACATCCTTTGCCAAATCCTTAAATGCATTAGTTCATTTTTTTCTTAACTCCTCATATTTTTCTATAACCTTTTTTGCTCAATCAACAGCAAGTCATATATAATCTTCCTCTAATTTTTTCTTTTCATCAGTTAATCGTTGCTGTATATTAAGTATCTCCTTAGCAACAGACTCCTCGTTAGATAGGTTTTCTTTTGCTAATTGGATTCTCCTCATAGCTTCTATCTCTAATAAAGCTATCTGTCTTTTTAATGCATCTTCTTTACCTCATCATGCTCATCAATAAGGTTTATCTTCATCAATATTCTCTAATTCACTTATCAAAGCTAACACCTCTTTTTGTTTTCATTTCAATATATCAAACTCTTTACTTCATACTTTCGCCTTTTCTACTCATTTAGCAATAATGTCTGCAACTTGTCTAGCTTGTTCTAGATTAGTAATTCCCTCAATATCAACCTGCACTCATTCAAGTACTATCTTATTATCAGCAACCTCAAACTGTTTTTTGTATCATTCATAGGTCGAGTTTCTTACTGCCAACAACTCTTCATTTAATTTTTTAAGTTTCTTACTAAATGGTAATAGTTTATCAACACCCAAATCTTTCACATCTACCCCTAACCCTTTTGCAAGCAATTTACCCCATAAAGCATTAGGTCAAAGTGCTATGAAAGAAACAGCCTTTTGTAATAATTGAAACTTTTTTATTTGTGCATCAATGTTTGCTAATATTGCATTTTTTTCCTCTTCTCGTGCTATTTTATTTTTCCTTATCTCTTCTCTGTTAGCACTACCATCTAATCTCATGTTATTAAATATCTCTAGCAATTTAGTCGCATCGCTAGTATATTTGATCATCGCTTTCATTCAAGGTAACACACCTTGAACAGTCGCCAGATGTTCATTATATGATTGGTTAGCATTAGCAAGAGCTATTTCCTCTTTATTGATTTTCTGTGTAAACTCTTCTTTTTGTTTATTGTATTCTTCTAATGCCATTGCACCACTTGCATAAGCAAGTTTTACCTCATCAAACTTTTCGTTCAATGAATCCAAATTTTCCCTCGCCCTATTTATACTTTTTTCTTGATTATCTAATAACCGTTCTATGTCTTCAACTTGTCTTCTTAAATCAGTTTCAGAAGCAAGTGCTTGGGCTCACTCTTTTTGCTTTTGTGTTAATCTATCCTTTTTCTCTAACAATTTATCTAATTCCTCTCTATACTCCTCTAAACTCATTGCTCCTTTCATATAATTATCTCTAAGTGTTTCTATCGCTTCATCGTTCTTAGCTAACTCCTTATTTACATCTCTTAGATTGTCTTCTATCTCTTTAACCGCTGGAGATACCGATCTAAATTGACTTCCTAAAAATCATAATGCTACTCATAAAGCAGTTACTACAGTTCAGATAGTTCACACTATCGGTCAAAACGAATAAAATATTGCTATCAATCAAGCAACTCCTCCACCACCTATTAACACTTTTATTTCAGCACTTAACTCTTTAAACCATACGATTATATCAGCTATAGCTTTATATAATCATAATATAGCATTCTTAAATCACATCATGATAGGAATAGCCTCTTTCCCTAATATCTCTTTTTGTAATCTAATCTCATTATTCAACATCTGTAACTCACTTTCAACAGTCCCATATCTTTTACTCGCTTCCTCCCAAAGTGCTATATTCTCAATATAAGCAGTATTTCCAGCCTCTATTGCCTCCCTTAACAAGCCACCAGCTTTTGCTAGATTCAAAAACGTTTCTTGTAGTCTTACCCCTCCTCATGCTAATTCTTTAAGATAATGTGTTGCACTAGAGCCAGCAGTATTCAATCATTCTACCACTTGCACAAATATTTGTCCAGCATTCTCTTTCCATCATTTAGAAAACTCCTCTGCTGTTATTCACGATAATTCAGCAAACTTTTTTAATTTACTACCACCAGTATTTACTGCATCTTCAATCGCCATCAACATCTTATTAACAGATGTTCCTCATTTTTCTGCAGAGATACCTACAGCCGTAGTTGCTGTTGCTATACCAGCTACATCTCATACAGACAACCCCACAACCCTACCAGCTCACGATATTCTTTGCATAAAATTAGATATCTCTGATTCCGTAGCCACAAAGTTGTTACCTAAGTCAACGATTGCACTTCATAACCTATCTATGTCGTTAAAACTCATTCATAAAACATTTGCTATTCTTGATAACTGTAATGCTCATTGTTCTAATCATAAATCAGTCGATACATCTATAGCTGATAATGTCTTAGTAAATTTCCCTAAATGCTCTAGAGGGATACCCATCTGTCCTCCCAATTCAGCAATCCTTGCTAAATCCTCATAGGTGGATGGTATAACTGTAGACATCTCTTTCAACTCTTCATTGAATTTCATAAACTGATATTCACTAGCTTTAACAGTTTTACGAACTCATGCAAATGCACTCTCAAACGATATTGCTATATCTATTCATTCCTTAATATTGTTTATCATATCTTTAATCCCTCTACCTACTAATCAAGCAATAGAAAATACTCCAAAGGTATTCAATAACCCCGTTTGCACAGATCTAGACATTTTTTCGAAAAAGCTCATCCTTCAACTCGCTTTTTCTATCTCATCCGCATATCATTTAAAATTACTTTTAGCATTCTTTAATTCTTGTTGTAATCAAATTATAGCTTGTCTTGCTTGCAATGTTTCCTCTTGTGACATTCATTTCATTGAAGCCCTTAAATTCTTAATAGTTTCTTCTAATCTAGCTATATCTAACGATGATGCTTTTGCTCATTCCCCAAACCTATTTAAAATCTGATTAGCATGATCTAAAGCACTCATATTATTCACTCAAGCTATAAGTTTCTTATTTTCAACTTCTAGTTTTTTTACATCATTCACTAAACTTCTAATGTATTGCCCACTTTGATCCAATTTAGTCATCTCTTTAGTATCAGCTTTTACCTTAAGTCTAATATCAGTATTCTCAACTTGTTGCTTAAGTTTTTTAATATCTTCATACAATTTAGAAGCATCTAATTTAGATTCTATATATAATTGTTCAGCCATATTTTAAATTTAATAAATTAAACTTTTCTTAATCTCTCTAATAGCATGTGATCGTATTCTGCATCTTGTCAGTATTTCTGTTTATTTTTCTGTTGTCACTCTTCTGTTTGTTCGTTGGCCCAATACTCTATACCAGCCAACATATATGTTAATTGCTCCATAGTATATCTCTCTTGAAATGTTAATGGATCAATATTTAGTTTATCAGACACAAGAGCCAAGATAGCACTATAAGGAACACCTGATTTTTGTTCTATCACTTTTTCTGCATTCTCTTTCATAGACTTTTCTAATTGATCTTTGTCTATTACTCCCCTAAATCTTGTAGTAAGATAGGTAACAACAAACCCATTAAATTTGTCTTGATCTAATCCAAATAAAGTAATATCTCAATCCTCAAATCAATTCTCCTTTAACACCTTTAAAAAATACTTATCTATTCAATTATTTTCTATCTCTTCTAATTCTAATAATGTTTCTTTAATAGTTGCTTGCTTATATTTTAATACTTTCTCAATCACTTGATTTTTTAATTTGAAATTCACTTCTATCTTAATATTCAAATTATACTCTCTTTGAAATGGGAAATCATATCATCTACTCATATTAAAATATATTATATAAATCTATTACCAATATACTCAAAAACACAAATAAAGCAATTTAATTTATGATAACAAAAAACACCTACCTATCAAAAGATAAGTAAGTGTCTTTTGGAGATATATTTTATAGACTATAACCTATTTCTCATAAGAGCTTTAAATCCTCATTTTGCTCCTCTTAGAGTAATAGAACTCAAAGGAACTTCTCAAGAAGCTATAAATGAAGTATCTAAAGATCATTGCATAGATGCTTTTACGATATACCAAGTATCGTATAAACCATCTTTATCTGGACATCATACAATCTTTACAATTAAGAAAGGTTGTAGTTTTTGTCCTGTTAGATAACCACTATATTCTGAAGCTATAGGTAAGTAATCATATTCTACTTCTATATCTTCCGCTGATGTAGTAGTCATCAATACACCAAATTCTCCAAATCCATTATCCACAATCTTATAATCTGTTCCTTCTGTCATCAATCATGATGTAGATCAAGTAACAGTTAGTGTTGTAGGTTTTATGATTTGTCCATTAGAATTCCTGTGTTGTTGTGGTAATCTGTAGATTACTCAAGCTGTCCATTCTCCATTATTAAGAGTAAATGTTTTTCCAGTTACTAATGTTCATGGTGTATGTAATGTAGTAAGCCCAAGTAAAATATTGATCGCCTCTAAATCTAATGTAGTAAGCCAATCTCCAGTAAATTGAGGAATAAAGTCAGTTGTTTTAGACCATTCTCCAATATCACAATCATCTACTTCATTAGTAATATCATTTTCCAATAAGTCTGTGATTTTTACATTTTTAAATCAAGCCATTCTTGTAAATTGATAGTTACTCTCAATGTATGCAATAACATTGTCTACATTGTCGTTAGGTGTAGAGATTGTTAGAGGTGGCATATTACTTGCTTTTGCTGTTTCAGGATCAAAAGCTGATATATACACTTTACTAGCAGTAAGTTGTATATTTTTCAATGAAAAGTTTGCCATTGTTTGTTAAATTTAATAATTAAAACTTATTTCACTATTGAGGTATCGAAATAATAGTCTTGTCTTAGTATTAAGTTTCATTTGCTAGAATACCTAGTTTTTACATCAGCATATCACTTAGTAATATCTAGTATCTTCACATCTCAAACTTCTTTAATATTTAGACATCAATCTATAGGAGGTAACAAAAGGTTATCAAACAAAGTAATAATATTTCTAAACTCTTTATCTGTTCAATCCGCTCATAGAATGATATAGACACTTATCACATACCTCATAAATATATTGTTTTGTGGTAAGGAAATACTCTCTATATATGCATAAGGTGGAGTTTGTTCATAATAAGGTTTTTCTGCTGTAATACCTCATTTTAGGATATCGAATAATTCAGTATTTTCTATCATACCCCTCAACAATAATACTAAACTATTCAAATCTAAATTGGTATACATTATCCCTTTAATATTGAAATAAACTTATCCTTATATGCATCTATAGCTCTACTAAATGTATGAACTCAATCCCCTATATACCATCTTTTATTCCCTTTAGGTTTTTGATACATATAAGTCTTTCCTACTCATTTGTCCACTACTACCGGATAAGGAAACCCTTTGTCTGTAGCAGTATTTGATATCCCACTAGTGATTATGAATCCCTCTATCGCACTTTTCTTTACCTTATATGAGTTTACCATTTCCCCAGTATCTTCAGGAGTCAACGATTTCACTACCTCCACTAAGTTTCACATAGCCACATCATGTTTAGTAGCTACCTTTCTCAAAAACTGTTCTGTAAACTTTTTGGGATCTAAAGTAAATCTCATTTGTTTTCATTATTTAATCTTAAATAAACATTTTCTACCGTTCCGTTTGGTAATGTATATATAGTGAGCTGATCAATAAGATATGTTCATTCCATATCTCATTGAGTATCATATAAAACTACGAAATCTCATTTCATAATTTTATGTGTATATAAGTTTCAAGGTATCACACAATCAAATCTATCTCTTTCTGTTTTCCTAGCCTCTGCATCTGGAAGGTAGTTTACAACATTCCCTCTAGGTGCTATATAGTATTCACAAGTGAGGTTAGTATATACAATGGTTTTAGTCGGTATTTGTGTTCAATCTTTATCTGATATACCTATTCTCAATATATCACATTTTTTATCAAAGAATATTTTATTTAAATTAATCATATTACGGCAATAGATTTAATTGTTTATATCTATTCAATAACTTCTTTATGTCTGTTAAGATTTCAGAACTATCAGAATACTGAACAGTTCTAGGTCACATTGTGTATTTAATGATATCTCTACCCTCATTCTTTAAGAAGTGGTAAGCTACCATTAAACATTGTGCTAAAACTATATCTTGTGGCATATCTTCTTCAGTGTATCAAGATTCGTATTCTATAGAGAAGACTCAAGCATTAGCATTGCTAATATATTTATATAAATCAGTAACCCTTACTTTACGATTTTGAGGTCTTAAAACAAAATAATCTTTGTCTTTTTCTCACTCATAATCTTTTCAGTTGATCTTTACGATACTATGAACATTAGGATTCCTTAAATATATATCTAGCTTTCTATTAACAGCACTCACTTCAATCATCTCTGTCTTAGTAGAAAACCTTAAATCTCCTATCATAGAGTTTATCTCATCAGTAGTTTTATTTAATAAAAACTCTATTCTGTCTGTAGAACAGTTACTAATATCGAGATAATCTCTTACTTCCTTATCAGTAGCATAATTTATCATCATAGATAATAAACAAAATATAAACAATTATTCAACAATCATAGTGTCAATCAATAGCTTTTCTAGTTTTACTCTACCAAGATTCCTGTGATATTTAACCCCTCTAGAATCTAATTCAGCTTTGATTTCCTCATCTTTCATAGTTTTTACATCAACTTTAACCTTAGCAGATTTAGAAACCTTTTTCTTTTTAGAATCTTTTAGGATTTTATCAGCTTTCATCTTAGCTTTAGCATACTCTAGATCAGCTTTTTTAGGTAAATCAACAGCTATAAATCAAGCTTGTAAGAAGTAAGATGGCTCTAAATCAGATTCGATTATTTGCCCCTCATTAACTCTCATAAACTTGTTATAACTATTGTCTAAACGAACAACAGTATGTCATTTACCCATATATTTGTATGCTATTTTCATTATAGTCTATTTTATTTATATAAAATCTTATGATCCAGATGTAGTCAATTCGTTAACATTGATACCTCCATAAATTCGGTTATCAGTTTCTCAAGCCTTTTTGTTTACGATCGCAAATCCAAATTCATAAGTTCAAATGATAGAATATCATTTTCAAGGGATTCTAGCAACTTCGATTTCTAGATCTTTTCCAAATCCAAATTGAACAGCTGGTTTGTAAAGATAAATAAACCCTCATTTTGTGTTGTTTTCTGGTATTTTTGATACAGTTCCATCAGCAAGTGTTGCTGGGAAACTAGCAGGTAAATACATATCTACCCCTGCTATATTAGATATAGCACCAGTATCTACAGTTGATTTTCTACCATTTTCGTTCGCCCTTTTGAACTCATTTAGTGTTAGAGCTTTGTGGTATGCAACAGAATCCATCAACAACATTAAGTCAGATAGTTTTGTAGCATATCTTCCTAGCTTTTGTCTAACAGCTATAAAGTGATACCATTCTAGAGTTCATACACTTAATGTAAGTGAATTAGTCAACATGTGTTTTCTGATAGAATCAGAGAATTGTAGTCTAATATCATTAGCACCATCAGTAAATGTTGTAGATGGTTTTGCATCACTACAGTTAATGTTTCCTGTGTTTTCATCTCTGCTATCTGCATTAAGGATAACATATTCTGTGTCTGCATCAACAGATTTAGCAATTTCTGATGTTACATAAGACATAAGATCATCGATAGAATAATTAACAAATCTATCAGATAGATCAATTTGAACAACAAACGGTTGTTGTGTAATAGTAACATCTCCAGTTGCTACTCTGTTTCCTTCACTAATAAGTCAAGCACCAGTTTTCCATTCAGAGTTTGCTCTAGCTCTTGGTAGCTCTCATTTAATAGGAAGTTTCATAGAGATTCCCATATTGAAACCATGAAATCAAGGTAAAGCCTTGATAAATGATGGCTCATGTCAAGGAATAGTTAAAATACTAGACAATAGATTGTTAGTTGGAATCAATTCTTTACCCCAACCTACAGTATCTGTATTGTCTGTAGCATTTTTTAATCTCTTTGCTTTCGCATCTTCAAGAGATTTTTCTACTTTTTCCGCATCTGCTCAAAGTGATTTTTGAACATCTGCTAAAATGTCTAATAAATTCATTTGTGTAAAAGAATAATAAAATAAAACTTTACTTTATCTCTTTAGCTAATAGGTTTTTTAACCCATTCAAGCCACAAGATAAATTTTTTCTATCTACTGCTACCTCAGATACACCTACAGTAACAATGTTAGATAGATTTTGTGAATTTTTAATAGATAGTTGTGCTAACTTATCAACAACATCTATTAACTCCTTGTTTTGTTTTTCTATAGAATCCACAAGGTCTTTTAGATTCTTCAACTCATTTTTCAGAGAAACTATATCGTTAGTGTGTCTTTCAACACTATTAAATAACTCTTTTTTGTCTTCTAAGAATCAAGCCTCACTTCAATCAACATCTTCAACTTCTTCTCATTCTTCAACATCCTCCCCATCTTCTTCATCTTCCACCTCTTTGTCTTCTGATTCTTCAACATCGTTTTTTATTTCCACCCCTTCTTCATCTTCAACTTCAGTCTCTTCTCATTCTTTTTCTTCATTCTCCTCTTCAGATTCAACTTCCTCTTTTTCTACCCCTTCTTCTGTTTCTTCTTGGTTTTCTTCAGTATTTATTTCTTTTTCAACCTCTTCTGCTATTTCTTCGATTTTTTCATCTCATTCTTCTAGATTATCTAGCATAGAGATGAATTTAGATTGTTCTTTTTTATTAAGAACAGAGTTTTCTATCAACTCTATTAGTTCGTTTTTTTGCATCTTTGCTCAATCATTAAATAAAAGATTTTTTATATTTTTCTCACTAAAAGCATCTTTGATTGCAAAGTTACCTATTGTATCGTGAGTTAAAACAGCTTTCTCATTACTTCCAATAGTTACAACACTATTCTCAATCATAAGTGCTTTAGTAACTGTATAAATTAGTTTATCTGATCTACCAAAGTAAGCATACCATACTTCCAATTCCCCATACTTATCCATAGCTTCATCAAAAGTTAATAATTTTCCATTATCTTCCACATCCTCAAACTTACTTTCTATTAAATTATGTCCAGTACTTACTCATTTCATATATCAGTTTCTAATTTGATACTTAATATTTTCATCTTTTATCGTATTTAAATCTACATACATTATAATATTACTGTTTCCTTGCTTATCTAAATAGATAGCCTTAGTTCTACCTACCCCACCAAAAGAGTCATCATGCATAAGCAATACAATATTATTGTGTTTATAATCACTATAATCTACCCCAGTTTGTAGTATCTTGTATCAGTTCCTACTCTTTTGCCCTACTGGATAGTTTTGTGATAATATTCACGATAAAACTATAATGTTTTCTCAAGATGGTATATCTTCTGGAGATTCAAACATTATGTTTTTAGAATCTACTTTAGATAGTTTTTTTACACTATCTTCTACAGACAAATGGTCTGCTACAAAGTTGATAAAAAATCAGTTTTCTTGCACCATATTTTTTATCTGTTTTTTTCTGTTCATGATATAAAGTATATGATATAAAATTACTTATTTTCTGCCTTAGCAATATTTGCTTTAGTTCTAGATTCTGATTCATTTATCAATCCGCCTACCGTATTATATTGTATGTTCATATAATATTTGTGCATGTTTTCATCTAAATCATTAGTTTTTTTACCTAATTTTTTAATAACTTCTGCAGGTGTAGATATAGCATTCTGAATCTCTTCTTTATATATCTTTATTTTAGTTTCCTCATCTAAGAATGTATCATTTACTAAATACACCTCATCATAAGGAAACGATGTAGGATACAGACTATGAATAGCTTTCAACATAAACTCCTCTAACACATCAGCATAACTTTGCATAGTCTTATCGGATTGGATAGCCATTTGTGTATACTCACTATGTGATCAGTTCTCTCCATCCCTAAATGCTAGGAATCTAGGATCAAAACCAAACAACATACCAAACACCTTAACATTAAACTTTCTCAAATCCAACAACTCTAAATCCCTATTAGAAACATCTAATGTCCTTACTTCTTTAACACCTCATAAAGCAAGTATTCAATGTGAGTTATCAGTTCCTTTATATTTCTGTTCAAACTGATCTATAGCTGAATTGATCTCATCCTCATTCTCTAAATCATCATCCATAGTTAATATTATATTAGGTATCGCTCCATTTCTAAAGAACATATAGTTCCTTTTTGCTGACTCTCTATCAGATAATGCATCAAATACTACAGTCTGATATATAGACATTCAATATCACGGTTTATCTGGATCATATTTTATAATTTGCCCTACTATATCTCATAGATTAAGAACACTACCATCATACTTAAACTCTTTTATATTTCCTAAACTATCAAACTTTTGTTCTATATTTCTACTATCTAGTATCTGTATTCTTTTACTTCCATCCCCCATAGTCGCAAAATACCCAAACACCATACCACTACAAAAATAATTAGTATAATATTTATCTTTGAACACTGTCCAACTTCAAGTATGTGCATCCATAAACAATTTCTTCACTCTCATCGCTCGTTCATTATCTTCGTATATCATACCATCCTTTATAAACATAATACCCCCTCTACCTATCATCTTTTTAATCAAATCTTTTGCTGATTGTGCTTGTGTGTTCATTTTCTGTAACTCAAAAAAAGTTTTATAATCAAAACTTATATCTCATAGTCAACGAACACCAGATGACACAAAACTATAACCTCTACTTTTAGCAACCCTTTTTACCATCTCCGACTTACTGTTCATGTTTTTTAGGTCTATGTTTGACATTAACAAAAATATTATATATAAAGGTCTTTATATATAATATACTCAAAAATGGTTTTAATGCAAACCAAAAGTTATCTCCTCAATGCAGACCTAACAAAAACTCTCTTAGGTTTTTTGATTCTAGGTAACATAGCCATCATGATAACATCTCAAAAATCAGGACTTCTACCAAGTTTTTTCTTTATATCTTGTTTAGATACCACCCTATATGGTGCATTTTTATCTATATCTATCTGAACAATAATATCTACCTCTTGTATAATCCTACTCCTTACCTGTTCCACAGTAAGATTACTATTATATATCCTTACTTTTTTTAATGAAATAGCTATCTCATCTTGAACATTAGATAGCATATGATAGCACTGATCTCTTAGTCTATGATAAGATACATAATCTAATTCATTTTTTTTCTTCCTACTCTTTTTTTCTTGGATAGGTGTAGAGTGAGCAATAAATCAAACACATCTTAATCTATCTTTCAATCCTCATCCTACTCCTCATTCATCTACAATTACATCCTTAGGACTTAACTGATATTTAACCATCAACCTCCTACACTCTTCCTCTAATTCGTTCAAATCCGATTTTCCATAAATAACAATCTCTTCTACCGATAACTCGTTCCATATCATTATAACTGCCAAATCAGTTCCCATTCTTGCGGGATCAACCACCATCTTATAATTAAATCAATACTCACTAACATATCACACTTTTTTTATCATCTCTCTTAATCAAGGATTAGTTTCACATTCCTCCTCTATTAACTCCGTAGTAGTTTTTTTATTAAACCAACTTAAAATAGTATTGTAATCAAACAATCTTCAAGGTGTATCATCATACTCAAAATTACCATATAATAATCTTTGCTTATGCACCTCACTTAAAGAATATAATGTTCTAATATATGCTTTAGATAAATAAGGATTATCTTTGGGTAATGCAGGAATAAAAGCATAATTAACAGGCAGTAATCAATCAACAAACCTACGATAAAATGTTCAATAAGTCCAACTAGATTTATCAGGATTAAAGCAACATACTAATCTACCAGTCAATCACGAAGTCTCCCTTTTACAATGAGGACAAACATAAACATTCATCTCATATACTTGTTCCTCTTCTCAATACATCCTATCTGGATCAAGTCAGTATTCAGGATTTTCTCTTAATTCTACCCTAATCTTATCCTTAGCACTTATAGGTCAACTACAAGCATGACAAAAATTCTCTAATTTATATCTGATACGAGAACGAATAACCTCAAATCAATCGAAATCGATCTCAGAAGCTTCATCTATACATCATCATGTATATTCAGTCGATCCTATTCTTCAATACATAGGATCAGATGGTTGATACCCTAATTCTAATAAATCAATAGTGCTTCCGTTCCTAAATTGGATGATACCTTTTACATCATTATAAAAATATCATTTAGGTCAATCAGCATCCCTTTCATATCAACTTTTATGCATAAGTTCCCAAAAAGTAATAAGAGTAGATGATTTCAATCTTTTAATCTCATTACGGGCCATAAACCATCTTGTTCAAGGATAGGTTTCACACATCTGTTTTAACCAGAAACAAATAAGTGCAGACTTACCTCATCAAGCCGCACCACCGTACCCTAACACCTCAACATCAGTTTCAAAGATAGGTAATCATTTTTCATCATTACATGCTACCCATTGTCAATCAATAATCTTTTCTTTGGGGATCGCCCCTAATTTCATTAAAGCTATATATTGTTTAATGGTAGGTTGAAACTGATAATCGGTCATTCTATTTTTTACAATGTAAAATATACTCTTTCAATACAAACTCTATTTCTTTTATCTCTCAATCAATATCTACTTTTATTACTCCTTGAGTTCAATCGTTATGAAAACAAAACACAATCACTCATTGTGGGATTAAATGGGGTATGAAATCAGTTGCAACACTATCGATCCATACCCCTAGTATTTTTCATTTTTTAAGGATTAACTTTTTCATCATTCTTAAATTGTTCTAAACTTTTTTCTCTCCTCTCTTTTTCTGTATTCATAAACTCTTCTAAACCTTTTAAAATCTCATCAGTATTGAAAGGATTAACTAGTTCTTCTTTTTGTAACTTCTCTCAAGTAAACTCTTCTACAACATCAAGAAACTCATTCTGTGCTTTATGTTGTAAAACATAACTATCCATCGCTTTACTCATCTCGTAAAGTGTTGCCCATGCTTTCTGAAACTCCGCTCTAGTCTGTGTTATATTCTTCACAGTCTGTGCTAAATCAATCTCTAATTCTTGTGTAATTACAGTCTTGAGAACTCATTTATTGTTCTCTAAAATCTCATACTTAGTCATTTTTTATTTATTATAAATTAAAAACTTATCCTATATATATAATTTTTTTTAATCAAATCAAGTTAAAATGATTTTATTATAAAATTAATCTTGATTTTTGTAATATTATAGTTATTAAATTTAATAAGATACGATTTATATAAATAAATCAAATAACATGACCTTAAACAATATGGATATAGTTTATGTATTCATTCCCTGACCAGCTGATAGTGTTGAATTAAGATATTCTTTGAGATCGGTCCATAATATCCCACACAGAAACATCTACATCGTAGGAGAGGTTTTACCTACACGATTAAATAAAGATAAAATTATACATATACCTATTAAAGATGATCTTAATACTAAATATGAAAATGTTATTAGAAAATATAAAGAGATCTGTAAACATAAAAATATATCTGATGATTTTATTTTAATGAATGATGATATTATTATTATAAAACCTATAACTAAGATACCTTATTATACAGTCTGAACTTTAAAAGAGTTTGCTGAAAGAAGAAAGAATATAAACACCACAGGTTTATATTATCAGAACATCCAAAAGGTTTTAAACCTATTCCCAGATGGAGATGCATTCAATGCACATACACCTATTATATATAATAAAAATAAACTCCTAAAACTGTTAAATAAATATGATGATGGGAATATTAGTGTCAGAACTCTATATTGTAATGAATATAAAATTAAATGAAAACCTTATGAACAAGAATTCGGTAGATTAGATTCTAAACTAAATGATAATAGAATCCAAAACCTAGAATGAATAGATAATGTTACATATATTAGTATGAACGGTGATGTTAATTATATGGCTAAAATATACCTAGATAAAATTTTGACTCCTCCTTATGAATATGAATTATAGTTTTATATTCTAATTTTTAAAAATGGGAAAATATAAAGATTTTGAAAAAAAAGATTTCATATCTCTGATAACTAAACTTAATACTAGAATCATATTCCTACAAAAAGAAAAATCTAAACAATGATTTCAAGGTAAAACTATGCAATATAGAACTAAAAACACTAAAGACCTTATCCTCAAATTCCTACAAAAAGATTGCAAACACTCACTAGATGATATCCCTAATATCAGAGAATACTCTTTACAAGATTTCCGAAAACGACTCTCACAATACGATGATGACTTTTAACTTGCTTTTAAACCAACTTTGAATATACTAAAACCGCGATAGAGGGTTTGGTCATACCCACTATTTCAATAATATAATAGTTTTTTCATTTTTAAGGAAGAAGTCTTACTATTAGTTAGTAAGACTTTTTCTTTCCATAAAAAATACTTTAATTTTATTTTGATTTCAAACACTTTTATTCTATATCTTTTTAAACCATATAATTATTTTAATTTCATTTTAATTTCAAACACCATCCTAAATAATATATTCTATATTTTTTGATCCCAATCAATTCACTAACTTAGTGAATTTTTTATAAACCCCCCTCCTTTCATTTTATTTTGATTTCAAAGAGAGCTGTTTTCTAAACTAAATGACACTAACTACCACTATAACAAAATAACATCGCTTAAAATTTTTTACACAACACCAACACCTAACTTTTGACTGCTTTTGCACAACTACACATACAATATACACCATAAATATACCTTACTTGACATTTTTTAAAACTGAAAAACCCGATTTTATAAAACCCCGAGAAATTTTTTGCCTTCTTTTCTGCTGATTTTTCAAAACCGCCTTTTCACCTCATATGTTACAACTATTCCCTTTTTTCCATTTTGTTATGCAATACTGTCATTATCTCTTGACTTTATGTAATAAATATATCTATTTTTGCTCCCCAAAGAAAAAACCGGAAAAACCGATCCGAAACTTTTACAATCACACCTTTTATCCCCCCACCCCCCTTACACTTAATTATCCACTACTAAAACCCAATCCATACCTAGCTTGTTTTGGCCCAAAGTCGTTCGCGGGGGAGTATCCGCACCCATACCCCCCATGAGTTTTGAACTTCTTGATACCT